AACGGTCGTTGGTCAGTTGAACGTTTCAAAGGTTTGATTTTCCAAATCGAACGTGATGCTAACGTTATTGCAAAGCAGACTCGTCGTGGTAAAGGTAACGTTCTGATTGTTTCTTCAGACGTTGCTTCCGCTATGGCTATGGCTGGTGTTCTACAATACACACCTGCTCTACAAGCTGACTTGCAAGTTGATGATACCGGTAATACCTTCGCAGGTATGCTGCATGGTCGCATCAAAGTGTACATCGATCCATACTACGGTGGTTATACTCAAAACCTAGAACTTGTGACCATCGGTTACAAGGGATCAAGCCCATATGATGCTGGTCTGTTCTACTGCCCATACGTTCCTCTACAAATGGTTCGTGCAGTTGATCAGTTCACTTTCCAACCAAAGATCGGCTTCAAGACTCGTTACGGAATGGTACCAAACCCATTCGCACAAGGTCTGACCGCTGGTGGTAACATTCTACAACCACGTAGCAACGTTTACTACAGAATCTTCGGTGTTAAGAACCTGATGTAAACCACCAACAAGAGTGGTAATTAAAAAGGGGGTACTTCGGTACTCCCTTTTTTTGGCTCATAAATACTAAAATATCAATTGAATTGGAGTAAATGTTATGTACGCATATCAGTTTTCTATAGACCCTATTATTCCAGAAATTTTAAAATTGCCTGGAGATATAGTAGGTTGTGAAATTGGAGTAAATGAGGGTGATAGTGTGTATTCAACTTTGGAGAAAGTTGATGCAATTAAAACGATATATGGAATCGACCCTTATGTACAATATGTCGATCACTATAATTGGGATCCTGAACCTCCAATGAGAAAATTTTTGAGTAAGATGATTGGTTGGGAAAATAAAATTAATTTTATCAGAAAAACTTCAAATGAAGCTAAAGATGATCTTCCTGATGGAATTTTAGATTATATTTTTATTGATGGAGACCATACATATAATGCTGCGTTGCAAGATATGCGCAATTACTATTCAAAAGTTAGGTCTGGTGGATTATTTTCTGGTCATGACTGGCCATGCCCACCAGTTCAACAGGCAGTATATGATTTTATCGATGAAATTAAGTTAGATAAAACCAGATTACAAGTAATCCACGGATGCTGGTTTTGGTATAAAGATTAAAGGTAAATATGAGCGTAATCAATCCTCAACCAACAAATACGAATTTTCTACAACCAACAAAATTTATATTGACGTTTCCTAGATTGACAAGTACGCAATTTTTTTGTCAGAAAGTCAATCTACCTGGAATAAGTTTAGATGAAATTGAACAACCTACACCGTTTATCGAAATTCATCATCCAGGTGATAAGCTATACCATGAAACTTTAGATGTAAGCTTCATTGTCGATGAGGATTTGACAACGTGGTTGGAAATTTATGAGTGGATAAAAGGTATAACATTCCCAGAAGATTTTGATCAATACAAAGGTCTCAAACGTTTATCTCCAATTGCAATGAATTCGAAATACCCTCAATTTTGTGATGCTCAATTGAATATCCTTACCGCATTGAATAATACCAATCTTGTAGCAGAATTTATCGATGTTTTCCCAGTCAAACTATCTTCCTTGGAATTTGATTCGACAATCACAGATAGTCCGGTAATGGTAGCTGAATGTACATTTAGATTTACGACATATCATGTAAAGAAAGCTTGACACAATACCTTTATGTGCGATATACTGCGCATTACAAGGTTAATGTTCGTTTTATGGAACATATGATAATAATCTAAAAGGTAAACATTATGGAAACTCTTGAAAATATATTGAAAGCTTGGGAAAAAGATTCGGTAGTCGATCAAACAGAACCTTCCCGAGAAATCATTAATGTACCTATATTGCACAGCAAATATCTGAATTTTATGGTGAAGCATCGAATCGCATCCAAAAAAGTTGGATTTGATTTGTATAGAATCAAGCGACAAAAATGGGAATATTATACCGGAAAAATGTCGCAAGAAGAATTGGATGAATTAGGTTGGGAACCATTTCGGTATACATTAAAATCTGATGTATCGACATATATGGAATCTGACAAAGATATTATCAGACTGATGGAAAAAAAGACATATCACGATGAAGCTATAGCGGTATGCGAAGCCATTTTAAAGGAACTAAATAATCGCACATGGCAATTACGTGAACATATGACGCATGAGCGATTCATACAAGGAGCAAGATGATGGATGGAATGTTTCAAACTCTAAGCAGTATCGTTAAATTTTTTACAGATACTATCAAAACAATAAAAAAAGCTTTCGAAAAAAATCCAAACTGGTAAGCTTTTCTTTTCGTTATGTCAATTGAAAAAATAACTATAAGAAAATTCAATGAGGTTTATGCGAGTATAGAATGTGAATTGCATCTTCTCAAAGAATTGTCTGAATTTTTTACATTCTTTGTACCTGGATACCAATTCACTCCTGCGTTCAGAAATAGAGTATGGGATGGTAAAATTCGTCTTGTCGATTCCAGAACAAGACAAATATATCTCGGGCTAATATCATATATCGAAGCTTTTGCTCAGGAAAGAGGATATGAGGTCGAGTATGATGACCCAAGACCAGACCTGACTGAAGATTTTTCATTATATTTGGCTGATAAGTTCATACAGACACTCAATCTTACTGCACACGGTAAGAAAATTGAGGTTCGAGACTATCAACGTGATGCATTCGCACATGCAATGCGCAATAAAAGATCGTTGTTGCTGTCTCCAACGGCTTCAGGGAAGTCTTTGATCATATACATGCTAGTGCGTCAGATGATCGATTATAAAGGTTACAAGGGCTTAATAATCGTTCCTACAACATCTTTGTGTTTGCAGCTACAGTCGGACTTCGCAGACTACTCAGAACAAAATGGTTTTGATGTGGAAAAAAATGTCCATATCGTATTTCAAGGTCGTGAAAAATTCACAGATAAAAATCTGATGATATCAACATGGCAAAGCCTATATAAGCTTCCACCAGAATTCTTCGAACAATTTGATTATGTGATAGGTGATGAAAGCCACTTATTCAAGGCTAAATCCCTGACTACAATCATGACAAGTCTGGTGAATACAAAATATCGTATAGGATTGACTGGTACTTTAGACGGTACCAAGACTCACAAATTAGTGCTTGAAGGATTGTTCGGTCCTGTCGAAAAGGTTACGACAACAAAAGAACTGATCGACAATAAACAACTTGCATCATTCGATATCAAATGCCTAGTTTTAAAGCACCCAGAAGATAAATGTAAAACGATTATAGGCAAGGAATATCAAGATGAAATCGAATATCTTGTTGGATGTGAGTCTAGAAATAGATTCATCAAAAATCTTGCATTATCTTTCGGTAATAATACCTTAATACTCTATCAATACGTTGACAAGCATGGACAATTACTCTATGATGGCATTACCGGTGCCAAAAACATAGGTGATAGGAAAGTGTTCTTCATCCATGGCGGAGTTGATGGGGAAGATAGAGAAGCGATACGAAAAATAATAGAGAATGAAAAGAATGCAATAATTGTAGCAAGTTTCGGTACATTTTCTACGGGTATTAATATACGCAATCTACATAACATCATTTTCGCATCACCAAGCAAAAGTAGAGTCCGCAATCTACAAAGCATAGGTAGAGGATTGAGAACAAGCGATACCAAAAGTAAAGCAACGTTATATGACATTTCTGACGATATGAGGGTTGGGAATAAAATGAATCACACTCTACGACATTTTGTAGAAAGAGTCAAGGTATATAATGAAGAAAAATTCCCGTATAAACTATACAAGATAGGATTGAAAAATGAGTAATATCAAAATCATCAGAATGCGGACTGGAGAGGATGTTATCGGTGAGATAACCCCCATAGACGAAGAAGGATCCTTCTCGATCATAGATCCAATGCAAATAGATATGCAAATGGATCCAACATCGAGAAAACAAATATTGATTATGAGTCACTGGTTACCAGTACAACTCATCAGAGATAATGCAGCAGAATTGCATACTACGGATATCATCACAGCAATGGTGCCTAAAGAAGAGTTCTCTGAATACTATCAGACTCAGATTGCAATGATCAAGGAAACAATGGAAGAGGATGTGAAACCATCCAAGAAAAAGCAAAGCAAAGCTTCTGCTAACGCAGCAATCGATTTGATATCTGAGACTATGGAATTGATTGAAGCTATGAGAACTAAAGAAGGTTCTAAAGTCCACTAAGAGGTACTTAATTAATACTTTTATTAGCATCATTCAGGACATACTCAGTTTAACGGTTTGTCAAGGGGTTGTCAACACATATATTTGGTAATGATAGAAAGTTTTCCATGACAGTAAAAAAGCACTATGTAAGTAACCAAGAATTCCTTGAAGTTTTGGTAAAGTATAAATCAGATTGTAAGGCTGCAATCAAAGCGAAAAAAGAACCTCCATCGATACCCAATTACATTGGGGAATGTTTCATGAAGATCGCAGAGGGTTTATCTCACAGACCAAATTTCATCAACTACACATTCAGAGATGAAATGATTTCTGATGGTATCGAAAACTGTTTGATGTACTTCAACAACTTCGATCCAGAAAAATCTTCAAATCCTTTCGCATACTTCACCCAAATCATATACTATGCATTCCTTCGTCGTATCCAAAAAGAGAAAAAGCAGATGTATGTGAAATACAAATCGACGGAACAACTCGGTATACTTGATGAATTTGAAATGATGGAGTTCGAAGATGGTACGACAAAACAATTTGAACTGTATGATAACATTACCGAATTCATTGAAAATTATGAAGAAAAAAAGCGCACCAAGAAAAAGGTGGTAAATAAACCTAAAGGTATTGAAAATTTTGTAGAGGACTGATATAATGAAAATTGGTTTTAATTGTAGCACTCTGGATTTATTTCATGCAGGTCATGTGACGATGTTGAAAATTGAAAAACAACATTGTGATTATTTGATTGTCGCTTTACAGTCTGATCCGACTATCGATAGACCAGATTACAAAAACAAACCTGTTCAGTCTTTGTATGAACGGTTTGTTCAACTATCCGCATGTAAGTATGTTGATGAGATTTTAGTATATGAAACTGAAGAAGATTTGGAAAACTTACTGAAAACTCAAACCATACATATTCGTTTTTTGGGTGATGAGTATAAAACTAAACCATTTACTGGAAAACAATATTGTTTGGACAATGGTATAGAGTTGTTTTTCCACACAAGACAGCACCCATATAGCAGTTCAAAGTTGAGACAGCGAGTATATGAAGCAGAATGTAAACGTTTGGAGAAACTCAAAAATGTCGAAAATAGCCATAATAACGGACCAACACTTCGGCGCGAGAAATGATTCAATAAATTTTTTAGATTACTATGAGAAGTTTTATACGAATGTATTCTTTCCAAAACTAAACGAAGAGCGCATTACAAAATTGCTAATTCTCGGTGATACATTTGATCGCCGAAAATATGTGAATTTCTATTCATTGAAACGTGCTAAAGAAATGTTTTTCAATGAACTACAGCACCGCGGAATCGATACCTACATGTTGGTGGGTAATCATGACACGACATACAAGAATACTAATGAAGTAAATTCGCCAGATTTATTGATTGGGAATGAATATGACCATATTGAAATTATTTCTTACCCAACAACGATCAATTTATATGGTACAAATATTGCAATGATACCATGGATTTGTGCTGATAATTATCAAGTATCGATGCATGAAATCAAGAATACAGAAGCGGAAATTTGTTGTGGCCATTTCGAAATCGATGGATTTGCGATGTATAAAGGTATGCCCTCCTCAGAAGGTCTATCTAGATCATTGTTCAAAAAATTCGACATGACATTTTCTGGGCATTATCATCATAAGTCCAATGCCGATGGTATCTATTATCTGGGTAATCCATATCCTCTTACATGGCAAGATTATGGAGATGATCGAGGATTTCACATCCTAGACTTATCTACAAGAGAACTTGAATTCATCAAGAATCCATATGAGATGTTTGTGCGTGTAGTGTATGACGATAAAAAAGATACTATCAAAAACATTGCATCTATGGATATGAAACCTTATGAGGGTAAGTATGTGAAGGTTGTCGTTGTCAACAAAACGAATCCATACATGTTTGATGTATTCATGAACAACATGTATCAAGTAAACCCTATTGATATTACCATAGTCGAAGATTTTTCAGATTTGACTGAAGGTATAGATGAGACTATGGTAGATCAAGCCGAAGATACTTTGGCGATCCTAAATACATTTGTCGATACTTTGAAGGACGATAATTATGACTCATCCAAATTGAAATCGATCCTCAAGGAACTTTATGTTGAAGCATTGACTTTGGAGCAAACGTGATACTATTTCAATATGTGAAATGGAAGAACTTTCTAAGTACCGGTAATTTTTTTACAGAAGTTGCATTGGATAAATCGCCGAACACGTTGATTATCGGTAAGAATGGTTCTGGTAAATCCACGATTCTGGATGCATTGACGTTTGCATTATTTGGTAAACCTTATCGAAAGATCAACAAACCAAATCTTCTAAATTCGATCAATGAGAAAGATTGTATTGTCGAGATTGGATTCACCATCGGCAGCAAAAATTATAAAGTCATTCGAGGAATGAAACCTAATGTTTTTGAAATTTATGTTGATGGTGTATTACTGAATCAAAGCGCAGCATCAAAAGATTATCAAGAGATTCTTGAGAAGAACATATTGAAATTGAATTTCAAGTCGTTTACTCAAATCGTTATTCTTGGATCAGCATCATTCACACCGTTTATGCAGTTGTCTGCCGCAGATCGTAGATCGATTATTGAGGACCTTCTTGATATCCAAATTTTTTCATCCATGAATATTTTGGTCAAGCAGAAATTGGTCGACATTAAAACTGAAGGTACCAATGTCAAGCATGGTATGGAATTGACGGCTGAGAAGATCAAACTGCACAGACAAAATTTGGAAGAAAACAAGAAACACAATGAGGATGAAATCTCAAAGAAAAGGAATGAGATTGCCGAATGTGAAGATCAGATTTCCAAATTGTTGACAAATATCGAATTGATACAGAAACATATCGATTCAATGTCGAGTAAAATCTCGGATAAAATTTCTCTTGACAAGAAGGCTAAAAAACTGATACAATTGGAATCAAAGATCGAAACCAATATCAGGAAGAACGAAAAAGACATTGCATTCTACAAAGAAAATGATTCTTGCCCAACTTGCAAACAAGAACTGGATGGTAAGTTCAAGAAGGTACAGATCAACGAAAGAACTTCAAAGTTAGATACGCAGCGTTTAGGATTAAAAGAGATTCAAGTGGAGATTGATAAGGCTAATGAAAGATTGACTCAAATTCAATCCATCAACAAGAATATCACTCAACACAATTCTGAAATTGTTCGATTGAACGCATCATTGACTGAAACGAACAAATATGTTGGTAAGTTGAATAAGGAGATTGAAACTCTTTCACAAAGAAAGACCTCATTAGATGGTGAAAATGAAAAGTTGAATGTGCTTAAAATCGAATTGAATGAATTGATTACGAAACAGGAAACGTTATCTACTGAAAAACATTATTACGATTTTGCTGCGACATTGTTGAAAGATACTGGTATCAAAACAAAGATCATCAAACAGTATCTTCCGATCATGAACAAATTGATCAATAAGTATTTGACTGCGCTAGATTCATTCATCAATTTCAATCTGAATGAGAATTTTGAAGAGGTGATCAAATCTAGGCATAGAGATGTATTCAGTTACCATAATTTCTCTGAAGGTGAGAAACTACGAATAGATTTAGCAATATTGTTTACATGGCGTCAGATTGCCAAGATGAAGAATAGTACAAATACCAATCTGCTGATTCTAGACGAAGTTTTTGATAGTAGTTTAGATACAGGTGGAACTGATGAGTTTTTGAAGTTGATGAATAGTATGGGTAACGAAACGAATTTGTTTGTGATCAGCCATAAGGGTGATCAGTTGTTCGACAAATTCCGTTCAGTTATCAAGTTTGAAAAGAAAGCTAATTTTTCGAGGATATCAAAATGACAGAAGAAATTGTAATAGAATCAACAGTACCTAATGATACAGTCATTACATTCAATACAAAGGAAGAAGCTAAGGTACTTCCCGCTAAGAGTTATTTACCTACATTTACTCTAGTACCAGAGAATCATCCAATTCTATCTGAAGTGATGCCAGAATTCGATTTTGCAAATCCTCCTGTAGACCCTAACGCATTCGCATCATCATTGGTAGAAACTTGCAGGCAGAATAATGGTTTGGGTCTATCTGCGAATCAATGTGGGTTCAAATACAGAGTGTTTGTGATGGGTGCAGAAGATAATTATGTAGCGTTCTTCAATCCAAAAATTGTAAATACTTCGAAAGATGTTGTACATATGGCAGAAGGATGTTTGTCTTTCCCACAATTATTCCTACATATTACCAGACCAAGTTCTATCGAAGTCACATATCAAGATTATAATGGAGAACACAAGAAAGCTATTTTCACTGGTATGTCTGCTCGTTGTTTTCTACATGAACTTGATCACATGGATGGAATTGTTTACACCAAAAAAGCTAAACCGTTGGCGCTACAAATGTCTCTGAAAAAACGAAATAAATTGATGGAAAGATATAGGAGAGCAAATGAAAGATTGGCAACACGGGTACGACCTGGACTATCTAAAAGGCGTTGAAGCGTTATATTCTGACTATAACAAGTATAGTGAGTCACCCTTTGCGAAGTATAAGAAAAATGACATTGCATCAGACTTAAATACAAAAGACCTTTATTTGGAAGATGAAGGTTCTTTTGTTGTAAAACCTGTATACAAACCTTCTTTCATCACCATGTATCCTGGTGTTAATATTGGTAAGAAGAATGTTAATGATGTCGTTTTTACCAAAATTAGAGGTACTGATGCTTTCATCGAAGAAAAATTTTCCAGACACCATCTAGACAATTTTTGCAAATCTTATGGTGGTGTCTGGTTATATCATTGGGCAGAAGATTTAACTACCAGAAAAATAATTGAAAAAACTTTCGATTATGTAGGAAGCAAGATTACCACTTTTGGTGAGATTTATGCTGTATACTATACACATGTTGGAAGAAATCTGTTTCCAGTAGATCATCCAAAGATTGACGATACTGAATATGTTTCGATTAAAAAATTGATGGATGTTCAGATTGAATTGATCGATAGCATCAGACAGAAAATGTTGTCGTTAAATCTAGACTTTCAGAATCATTATAGCAATTACAATAAGAAAAAATCTTGGTCAGCCATTTCGTTGCGTGGGTATAGTGATGATATCATGCGAATTGAAAAACCGATTGAGATGAGTAAGAAGTGGCAAGACGAACATGCGGATGAAGATCATTCGTTGCGCGACACCCATTTGAGAGAGAACTTTCCTGAAGTGGATTTATTATTAGCACCATTCGGATCGGTTGAAGTTCATAGGATTCGTTTCATGAAATTGTCTCCTGGTGGTGGAGAACTTACTCGACATACAGATCAGGTTGATCCAGATTCTGGTGGGTCTTTAGGTAAACTTGCAAGATTGCATTTTCCTATATCGACAAATCCGAATGTGGAATTTTCTGTGTGGGAACCTTCAGGTAATAAAAAGGTTGTCAATATGAAGCCTTATGAGATGTGGTTTTTAGATACAAGAAAACCACATATGGTTGTGAACAATGGAACTACTGATCGTATACATTTGGTAATTGATGTTAAAACTAACTCTAAATTGAGAGAAGCGATATTGCAATGACCCAGTTTTATTATGAGCGTAATCATGAATTGCTTGAATCTGATATCAACAAAACATTCGAAGAGATCCTTTGGATGTCTAAAGATGAATTTAGATCGTGGGTAATTGACTTGAGAAAGACAGTTGTTGACCTGTGGGACAACAAGAATTTACCTCCTCGCGTGGGGTATGACAAATCAGGCATCATCTCACAATTTAAAGAAATGGAAAGCTTTCCTGTACATGATTTTGAATGCGTCGATGAGTATACAGGAGAAAACAATGTAATTAGAAACACAAGCGTAATTGGTAATGCTGTAAATCAATGGTTTCCTACCATGATGAAAACTAGAATCAATTACACCAAAAAAGATGATGGGAAATCAATCTATGACTTTTTTGCAAGAACTGATCTTTTGGAGACTTTTATCAAGTACGCTTCTCGTCATTTCAAGCGTGATTCTTTTTATCATTATTCGCAAGTTGCGAAAGTGGATGACAAAGAAGTTTTCGGACTTCTTCCAGTGGTTGGAGTCGGGAGAGATTGGATATTAGAATTCGAAAGCAAATTTCGAAAACAAGAGAAATATGATTATTGGCTTTCACCAAAAGAACTTGAAGGTGAATACACAGGCTATAACGAGAAACTGAAGAATCAGAAATACGTCATGCTCCATAAGGATGACATTGAAGCTTTGAATATACCAGAGAAGTGTAAAACGAACGTTGATTATAGTAAATCTGAATGGTATCAGATTCGACCATTTCAGTTCGGGCAGAAATTGTTTCCAGTAGGTCTAAAAGCTTTCAGGGTTTCGTTTTGTCAATATGCAGTCAATTTCCCACCACTAACTGCAAAGTACCTCTATGAGAAATTTACCGACCATATCAAGACTCAAGATTTGATTCGTATCTATGATCCATCTTCTGGCTGGGGTGGTAGACTTCTTGGTGCTATGTCTGTCAAAGATGATCGGCAGATTCTTTATATTGGTACTGATCCTAATACTGACCATACTACACCAAATAGTAGGACAAAATATGAAGAGATTGCAGACTTCTACCGAGACAACATCAACAAAGGTGGTATCTGGAGCGACTCATATTCACATACTCAAACGGAAATTTATCAATTAGGCTCTGAAGTTATCCGAGACAATCCAAATTTTCAGAAGCATAAAGGTATGCTTGATATGGTATTCACTTCACCACCATATTTTGCTAAGGAAGCTTACTCTGAAGATCCTGAACAATCATATAAAAAGTTTACTGGATATGATGCATGGCGCGAAGGATTTTTAAAGCCAACTTTAACTACCGCTGTAGAATGGTTGCGTGAGGATAGATATCTG